CAATTGCAGCTTTAATTGACCCTGCACCAGAAGCAACTAAAACATCCAGGCTATTCTGAGCAGTTCTCTCCGACACACGACCAACAATAACTGACACCTTGAAACCGTATTCAGTCATTCCTGCTCGCATCTGACGGTTATAGGAAACCTTTTCCAAAGCAATCAAAGCAGTTGGAGGATTCACAACATCAGGCAAAGTAGTTGCAATACGAAGCCCAGAGATAGAGCCAAGATTATTGCCTAAACCTGTTCTCAGTTCAGAGATAGTAGCCATTAAGCACCAGTTCTAAGCAGACGGAAAGGATTAATCATCTGAGCAACATCACCATCAACAGCAGAACCAACACGAATAATACCGATATCTGAAACACCAGCAACACCCAAAGGAGATTCCAAACGCTTAAACAAACGTGAAGCCTGAATGATACAAGCAAACTTAATCGGATCTGGAACGCTAGGCCAACCCCACTGACCGGTCACCTTCACCAAGTTAGATTCCTGCCAAGTTGGAAAGAAGAAGTTATAGACAGCAATCAAACCAGTAATAGGCTGGTATGCACCATTAGCGTAAGTGTTCGCAGGGATAGTCTGATAGTCAGTGCTAGCCCAAATCTGGTTATAGGTAATCGGGTTAGATTGAGCAGTTGCAACCTGGCTGATGCTCTGACAGTCATCAATCCAACAGTTGAAAGCATCATTAGCTTTAAAGTAACGAACCTCACCAGCCGAAGTGGAGTAAAAGTAACGGTTACAATATTGGTCAATCATACGAGAAGCAGCGTTAATGCTGTTCTCAATAAGAGAGTCATCAACAGTATCAGTTATACGAAGTGCAGCCTTAACATCAGCAAGAGTGCAATATCCATTAGTTATAGCCAAAATAAGCTCCTAAAATCTAGTTCTATTTTACCTGAGTTTTTGCTATACGCTTTTTTAGATCAGTAGTAGAGATGCCCTGAGTGTAAGGAACATAAATTAACTGAATCTCCTGAGCATCCAACCAGTCCTGACTAAACTGCATCTGAGCATAATAATCACGCTTAGCCCAATCATCACCAATAACAATAAAATCAGGCGAAACTTTCAAAATAGTTGGTTTAGAATCAGCCCCAAACTCATTAGCAACCACATCATCCACAAACCTAGTGCCCAATAAAACTTCTGCCCTTTCATCAAAACTCATGATAGGTGCAGAGCCCTTGTATTGCTCAATAAAGGCATCAGTATTCAAAGACACAACAACACGCCCATTCTCGCCTGCAATCCTTCTACAAGCCTTCAGGAAGCGTATATGGCCTGAATGAATCAAGTCAAAAGTTCCACCGGTATAAACTACTCCCAAGAGTTATCCCTCCTAATTTGCAAGCTCCAAGAGCCTTCAGATAAATCATTCTCAGCAACCTTCTTATCAAATAGTTCATGATTACGAGCAAAAGTTTCATTATTTTGAGAATGAAAACCAGAGTTTAAAGTGCTGGAATTATCATGCTCTAAAGCTGCATAAATAAACTTAGCCTTCACACCATGAGCCATCAATCTACGCTCATAATCATTATCTTCAAAATAAATCGGATGGAAACGTTCATCAAACAAACCAGCCTTCAAGACTGCACCCTCACCCAAAACAAACCCAGACCACTTAGGCATAATACTTAAAAAGTTAATTGCTTGAGTATCAACTTGCTCACTAATCTTCTGCAACGCTCCAGGCATCAAAACAGAATCATCATTCAACAAAACCCAATACCGAGCAAAAGGCGTAGTTTTCACAATCAGGTTCAAACCACCACCATAACCAAGACCATGAGGAACTTGAATAAGCCAAAGATTCTCAACTAGATCAGGTTTAATTGGATTAAACTCACGCTTACCAGAGTTATCAACAATCACTAAATCCTTTACAGGATAATCAATAGAATCCAATAATCTCTGAGCCAAATCAAATCGGCTATAAGTCAAAAACCCTAAAACAGGAATCATGCCTTAGCAATCATTCTCTCAATAACAGGCTTCCAACCCTCTTCATAAACCTTATTAGCATCATAACCCTGAGCAAACTTGACAGTTTCAGGGAACTTCTTACGGCCACGCTGATAAGCCTGCTCCAAAGCATCCACAATACCATTCACATTAGGAACATTAAACCAACAATGCTGACCTGCATCCCAGAACGGTTGCCCATTCACCAAGAACGAATCAGCAGAAGCAAGCTCAGCAGAAGCAGCAAAATTAGAAGTAATAATCGGAACACCACAAGCCTGAGCTTCAATCTGAGGAACACCAAAACCCTCACCATAATTAGTGAACAAACCAACATCCCAAGCCGAATAAATCGCAGCTAAAGTCTTCTGACTAATCCCATACTGATAAGCAATCGGATCAACAAAACTAACCTTCTCTTGAGGAACACCACAAGCAGAAAGAATGTTCGGCAACACAAAACCAGACTGCTTACCATAAGGGTCAGAATGAATGTAAAGGTGGACATCATCATGGCGAGAAGCAAAAATCCCAAACGCCAAAAAGTTCTCTGCAACAGCCTTACGGTGAATAAACCCACCAGCCTTATTAGCAAAGTTCATACCAACAATAAACTTGTCATCCCCACCAACAAACTCACGGCCAGAGATACCCTCAGGAAGTAACTCAGTTGGCTTAAAAATCTTGGTATCAACAGCATGAGGAACATACTCAGATTCAATACCAGCATTCTCAATCATGCTCTTACCAAAAAGACTCATAGCAATCGGAGTAACATTAGGTTTCCTCAACCACGCCAAAACCTTCTCAGGAGCAGGCTGATGATCTATCGGAACCCAAGAAGCAATCGGCAAAGTATCTAAAGCAGGATTATCAAAAACCCACACATCATAAAGCGTGACCATAAACGCAGGCAAACTAGGATTCTCAGACTTAAAGTGCTGAAAGTGCAAAGGCATAACATCAGTTGAATACTGATTCATTCCCCTTGAATAGTGAGGAATCCTACCTGCACCAGTTTCAATAGTGGAATTAACACCTTCACCACCATAGTTAGACAACATAGCAACCTTATGACCATCCTTCACAAGACGTTGAATAACCTGCTGAGATTGAGTGCCATAACCGGTTGGCTGATTAAGAGAATTGGAATACCATGCAATAGTCGCTTTAGTCATAACCACCAGCATAATAGAAAACTCCCCCAATCAGTCCTACGCAACTGAGAGGGGGAGTAATCCTTTAAGAGTTACAAGCTATTAGCTTGCACCACCCTTGAACTTCTTGATGTTAGCCTTTTGAACCAAAGCACCATCAATACGCCAAGTTGCTCTCCATGTAGCTAGGTCATTACCGAAAGCATAGTCATCTGAACGGTCAACCTGAAGGCCAGCAGCGTTACGGATGTATAGGCTCTTTAGGTCACCAACAGCAACAGAGTTAGCACCGATACCAGGGTTAGGCATAGCAGGAGTTTCAATAACTGGAACACCAAGGACTAGATCTCTCTTGTCCTGACCTAGACCAATGTCAAACAGGTAACGGCCGTAAGAGTCCTTTAGCTTACGCATAGCAGCAATAGAAGTGCTGTTAGCAAGTAGAGCGAAAGAAGGCTTGTTACGAAGAGCACCGTCAAGGCTGTAAACAAGGTCAACAATGTTGTCAGCAGTGAACGCACCAGCAACACCAGTAGAACCAGTAACACCAGTTCCAGCAACAGGAAGGAAACCAGTTGGCTCAACAGTTCCTGTTCCGTTTACTAGCTTGTCACCGATTGCATAACCGAAGCTGTTACCAAATTGGTCGCTCAAAAATTGAATCAAGTCCACACCAGCATCTAGAACTAGTTCACGGCTTAGCTGTGCTAGAGCCGAGAACTTGTATGCAGATAGAGTTGTGAATGCGTTGAAGGTTGGCTCAGAAGTTCCAATAGATGAACCCTGACCTACGATAGTTGCAGTTGAGAAACCAGCCTGGTTAGGAATCTGAAGGTTTTCACCTGAAGCAGTGTTGATAACAGTTGCATAGTCAAGTAGAGGGTTTACAAGACGAGCAACTTTAACAATCTCGTTGTAGAAGCTGGTTGGAACTGGAGCACCAGTTGAAGAACCAGTGATTGCACGGAACTCATGTCCACGAATCTCTCCAGCGATCATCTTACGAAGGATGTCACCCTCGTTGTCTGAAACTGAAGCGTCACGGAAGTTCACAGCAGCAGCCTGAACTGCTTCAGCAGTCTTAGCTTCACGCTGTTCAAGTTCGATTAGTTCATTTCTTTTGTTGATGTCAGCAGTAAGAGCAGCATACTTTGCTTCATCTTCGCCAGACCAAACGCCACCACGAGCTTCAACTGAATCAATCAGTTCCTTAGCTTCATGCCAAGCCTTAGCCTTTGCATCAACCTGTTTAGCAATAAAATCGCTCATTAGGTTTGTTCCTTTCAAGAACATAAATAAATAGGGGAATTGTTTTTTGATTCAGAGATAAACTCACATAATCAGTTCAGGGGATAAACACACCTGATAAATAAAGTCTATACACATAAAAGACAAAGACTTAAAACAAAAAGCCCCCACCAAGAGAGAGGATGGCAGGGGGGAAAAAGAATTAGCTCATTTTTCCATTTATAGCCAATAAAGGCTACAAAACTAGTTTAAATCTTATTCATAAGCAGGTCAAGTTGCTTCTTCTTTAGATCTAACAATTGTGAAGGGTTAGTGACAGTTTCATCCTTCTTTAGAACCTTGCCTAAAGTATCAGTTAGCAATTCACCCTGACGTTCAGTCAACTCTTCACCAGCTTCAAGAGCCAAAATAGCATCAGTTAATTCTTCAGCAGAAACTCCACGAAGTTCAGCCAATTTAGCAATCTTGTCAGCAAGTTCAGTCATAGCTCTAACACTAGCAGTTCCCTCAGTCGCAGTATAAGCAGGGAAAGCAACCAAGCTAACTTCATGAACGTTTACACGCTTCAAAATACGCTGGTCAGCAGAAGGCCATTCATCACCATTAGCAGGAACACGGAAACCAAAACTAAAAGCATTCACATCTCCACGCTTGATAAGTGTTGCAGCATCACGGCCAGCCTGAGTGTCAGGCAAGTGAGCTTCAACCAACAAACCATGACCATCTTCAGACAGTTTTAAAGTGCCAGCACGAGTAGAACCTAAAACAGTTCCAGTGTCATGATTCCAAAGCAATTTCACATCATTACGAGAACCAAGAGAATCACGGAACGCTCCAGGTGCAATAGTTTCAGTAAAAGGCA